GGCGTCCATCGAGATCTAGTGATCTCGCAACAGCAGGACTCGAATTGGCTCTAGCACGCCTTGCAGCGTGTTCGACTTCCAACAACTTCAGAGGGCCTTGGCCCCCCACGTTGGTGGATAGACTCTTCATCAGAGTGCCGTCGTCGTTTCCTATGTCCTCTCGGTATGAGTGTACGGGCCGCAAGGCCCATGCTTCTAACCGTTGGAGGGCAGGGTTCCAACGAGTTTTAACTCGTAGATCCTGCATGTCGCGTGATAACCAGAGACCAATCGCGTCTGTCCCATCAGGGATGAACGTGAGGCCACACCGACGAGTGAGAAATTCGTCGATGTTCTGGACGGTGCGGTTGTAACCGTACTTGGCCCAGATCTGATTACGAAATGACGTCAGCGATGTCACTTCGTCAACCTCTCCGCGATTTCGTGGCATGTTGCGCCGCATGTAGACTGGAGTTACTTCCCAGCCATCATAAGCGTCCATTCCACACGATTCTCGGAACTTCCCCGAAAGGAAACTCTTCGATCGATTAACCCGAAGTCCAACGGACTCAAGATCATCCATCACGGTTTGGGCGTGTTCAACAGGGACAATTATGTCATCCCCATAAACACTCAACCCGTGACCCCTCTTGCCCAGACGACGAATCGTCTGGGGTGAGAAGTCACCACTGCGTCGACATATGCTGGTAACTACCAGCGCCGTGAAGACCATGGCCTCCACAGGGAACGTCAAAGCAGAGCCCATCGAAGCGAACTTGTTAAGCAAGACAAGGTCGCCTCCTGGTAACTGCGCAAACGGGGACCTCGAAAGACGAAGGTACCGAAGAAACTCGGGATTGAACCCGAACAACTCGGCAACCAACGGCAACGAGACCCTATCTGAGGCATCGGATAAGTCGATGGTGGCACTCCTGCCACTCACCGATGACTCCAACGCCATCTCCCGATTCGTCGTCTGCTCTATAAAAGAGCAAACACTGTGTTTACGCTCGAGCTCATCACGCAAGTTGTGCATAAGAGCCTGTTGCATAAACTGGTTGTAGCTCGCCTCGATGCAAATGAGGCGCGGCTTCTCAGCTGTCTTTGGGACAGCCTCCAACCGCGCAGGGACCAAGCCATACTCTGGCGGCCTCTGCGACAGGGATTCCCAACTGGGGCGAAATGACTCCGCCCCGAATAGGGAGTCCGCACTGACACTGATGGTTCCGAAGTTCCACCGACTGTTAGTGCCGAATCGTTCTGATACAGCTCCAGGACCATGCCGCCCCACCAGGGGAGAGGTTATGGCCGAACCAATAATCGACCCAAAGAGTATCTGGGCAACCATTGGTGCGTAAGGATCGAGGCTAGCCTTTATGGCCGACCGAGAAGGAAGCTCAGAATCAATCTGAACCCACCTCTCAATCGACGCCTCGACGCGGTCAGCTGAGCAGACCTCGAACACCTTCTTGAAGGTGCGCGAAATCTGCCTAAGCCAACGAATCGCGTTTACGCTGGGAGAGTCACGCAACACACCGTCACGCTCAAAGAT